ATGTCTCTCGAAGAATTCATCAATGAGATGAAAACTGGATATGGTTTTCGCAGGCCATACCGAGTTAAAAGGATTGGTGATGCATTAGACGCAATGTTGCCGAAGGATAAAAACTTTCGTGCAACATTAGTAGAAGTCAAATACATTGCAGACAGCTATGGCTACGGCCCGGATTTCCATTATAGCTACACATGGAAAGTCCGGGGCGTCAAGTTGCCGGACGATCTTAGAACACATGATGACTTGACATTTGTAAAGGAAGAAGACGGGTTCACAGTCGGTTACGATTGGTAACCGCGTCTTCTCCTTTCCTTTTTTTTGCTAGAACTAAATACCGCCTCCCTAAGCCGCGGGGCGGATAAAAAAATACCGCGGCACTCCAAAAAAAAGTAAGGAGAAAGGAGGCTTATATGTATAAGATTTTCACAATTGAGTCAGGAACAGTAAGAGAGGGGGCGACCGTAGAAAAGTACACCCTTTCTATGGGGATTACCATCCCCGCCATTTTAGTCGGAGAAGAAGGGCGGGGACGGGAACTAGGTATTCTTCCAGTTAGCCTGCTCCCGGAGCAGCACCGGGAGTGGGAAGAAAAGGGCAGCGTTACTGTTTACGCTGCCTCAGTCACAACAACCCGGTCGGGCAGGCCCAAGCTGGTTGCTGTCAAAGAAGCAACCAGCGATGAAAAAGTTATTGCGGTATTCCTGACCAAAATCGGGTTCAGGGGTGCCAACGAACATACTGGAGACCTGGAAGGGGAGGAGTTTGCCCCCTTCCCAGGGGAAGTTCTTGTAAGGGGGGTCATCGCCCAGGGGATGGCTGGGTATATGGGGGGGGGCGACCAGTTCGTTGCCCTTATCCCCAAGGGGGTCGTATTCCGTACGGCCTACCATGGCCGATTGTACGGCGCCCCCCCAGAGCACTATTATTTGTGGACGGGAGAAAAACTCCTGTCCGCAACGGAAGAAGAAAGAGAGGTAGCGGATCTGTTCTAGATCTGCTATCTCTTCCTCCCATTTCAGTTTTTTTTCTTGATTAAACTCCAGTCCGAGTACCAAACCGCAGGCTGAAAACGCTTGCGGTTTTTTATTTTTTAGAAAACTGAGAGAGCGCGAGGGAACAGTAGTCCCCCCTTTTTTTTTGACTTTTGAGTTAAGGTGAATTATTATCAAGTAAGAAGGAGGGGGATTGAAACTTGAGGTTAGGAGAATTGTTATTAATAGCAACAAAACAACCTGTGCCAACTGGAAATACTCCTGGTATCTGTGTAGTATGCTGCAATGAAACGGAAAAAGGGATTCCTGTGAAGAAGTGTGTTTCAGAAAACTTTTCTGGTTGGAACATGTTCTATGCCGGAGATTGTATGTGCCCAGAATGTGCTTTTCTCTTTTCAGACCAAACCTTTCGAAGAAAGTCGTGGGTAGCTTCTGATATCGAATTCCGCACATTCAAAAATGACGAAGCGTGCAATATACTATTCAGCCCGCCGGAACCACCGTTTTTCATTCATATAGCCAAACAAGGTCAGCGCCAAACATGGCTTTCTTGTTTGCATCGTGTAGCATACAACAGGACCTGGTATTTCTTTTCGCACGAAGGGTATGATGTACCAATTTTATTCGAACGAGGAAAAGCCGAAATTTTTCTAAACCAAGCCAAAAAGGCGCTTGAGCTTGGCATTACAAAAGGAGAAATAGTAACTGGAACCTTCAAAATGAAAACCTGGAAGAAAGCATACCAACAGGGTTGGCAAGGCTTTTTGAAAGAGCTTGAGAAAAACAAGGGGAGTATTCTATGGGAGGTGATAGTGGATGTCGCAAGAAGATAAAACCATAGAATTGTTAGCGATAATATACAATGCCGTGGATTGGGGAAAGATGCGAACAAACAAAAATCCGTATGATATTTTTAATCATAGGATTAGAGCGGCTAGTAGAAGAGCCACGTTATTTGAAGCTGTAAGTAAACTTGCTAATTACTTTGGGTTGCAGTCTTTACCAGCTGTAAGTAAACTTGCTAATTACTTTGGGTTGCAGTCTTTACCAGAAGAAGCAATACGCATAGCTAATGAACTAAGAGAGTACGAACGAGAAACGTTAAATAGACTTTATACAGAACACGTACCTATGTCAATGCTGGCAATTATGCGTGCCAAGGAAATACGAGAAGAACGCAAGAAAAACAAAAATCAAATATTTATCTTTGAGGAGGAATTAAAAAATGAGTAAATATTACGAAATTGAAGGTACAGTAACAGCATTAACTCCAATCTTTTCTGGCGGGGACGAAAAAACAGGTTCCACTCCAGTTTTACGTACAATCATGGTTTACGTGGATGGAACGGGAGAAGTGCCTATACCTTACCTGTCGGGGAATGGAATACGAGGGAAATTACGCAGAATGGCTATGAAAGACTTTGTTGATACAGCGGAATACGAAATTACAAACACAAAATTGTACCATTCTCTGTTTTCTGGTGGAGTATTGGAAAATACAGCTGATACAACAGGCGCTATTGATCTTACTTTTCGTAAAAAAGTGCGTGATTTGATTATTCCTGTCGCAATATTCGGCTGTGCTATAGGAAACCAGATGATACAGGGAAACTTGGTTGTTGAGCATATGTGGCCGATATGCGAGGAGTACAAGATATATCTGCCGCCAGAATATCAAGCGGACAAGCGGGCAGAACAACCTATCCGGACTTTTACGGACCAGAGCTTTATTACTAGACGTGATGATTTGCGGGCAGAAAGGGAAGAAGATGAACAAGCTGTCCAGATGAAGGTTGACTACGAATGTTTTATACCTGGGACAAAATTCTACCATCGCTTCGTACTTCAGTTACCGGACGAACTGCAAAAAAGCTGTTTTGGGCGTGTGTTGGATTTGTTTGAAATGATGCCTTATGTTGGTGGACGTAGTTCCTCGGGCGATGGCAAGGTTATGCTGAACTACAAGAATAGGCCGGATTCGGGTCTATACATGGAGTTCCTGCAAGAGAAAAAAGAAGAGATAAGGAAACTGCTAGCCGAACTGGAGGAGAAGATATGAGAGACGAAATAAGATATTTTTCTGCTTTGGCAGAGTCGGCCCCTCCTATCCGATGGGGCCGGTTCGTGCCATTTAAAATCACGTTCAAAATGGGATCTCCTGTATGTGTTACTGCTCCCTGGATCAGCTTTGATGGGCTACTGGCCCACCTGATGCTACTTGACGCCTTTGGGCAGGACTTTTTCATCACGCCGAAAAAGCTGGATCTTTCACCATATCTGCCCCACAATAGGAGGCTCTTGCCTATTAAAAAGACTGGAGATATATACCATGCTAGTGCAAGCCAGTTTATACCGCATTCAGTTAGAGTCACACAGATATACAAACGGTTCGAGGAACGATGGGCTAACAAGTTAGACAAAAAGAAAATTTATCTCGGAAGCGGGCCTTTTCGCTCTTACGTTTTGAAGCAGCCATATATTCCATGCAAGGAGATTGTTTACTACATCTGTGGCGATTTGGACCTTATTCGGTATTTCATCGAAGATTATTTGGTTGGGTTGGGGAACGACATACGTATCGGTTTTGGTGCCATCAGGGACGTGGTTTTTGAACAGATCGACGAGGATTGGTCTATTATAGCTGACGGTGTAGCAATGCGTCCCATTCCGGTAGATATGTGCAAAGAATATGAAGACGTTGCATATCTGCCGTATAAAGCTCCATACTGGAGTCCCAGGAACGTAGTATTATGCGTACCGCCAGGAGCGAGGTGCAAGTTGAAGGATGAATTTAAAGGAAGTACTACGAAAGTGGGCACAAACTAATGAACATAAGATCAGAGTGGAAGAGGCACAACGCATAATCAAAGAAGCATTGCGACAGTACCAAAAGCCTTACGTAGCTTTTTCCGGTGGCAAAGACTCGACCTGCGTTCTGCATCTTGTGTTAGAACAAAAACCGGACGTAATGGTGTTACACTGGGACTATGGACCTTATTACATCCCGCGCTGGCTTGAAAAAGAATTTATCGAAAACGCACAGAAAATTGGGACCAAAAGTATCAGAGTCGAAACCAGCACCGAATATCTGTGGTTAGGCCGGAAAGCAGTAAACGTTCTGGGGCGAGAATATATGGGCCGATTGATACCTGCCCTGAAGAAAGAAGGATATGACCTTGCTTTCGTTGGGCTGCGGAAGGAAGAATCCCTAAAACGGAAAAGAAGAATTAGCCGCGGCGAAAGCGTAGGCGAAATTCCCGAATGCTGGCCTGTTCAGAATTGGACTTGGCAGGATGTATGGGCGTATATATTCAGCCATGATTTGCCTTACGCCAGCGTGTATGATATATACGCTCCAGTCGTAGGGTGGGATAAAGTAAGATTGACAACGTTTTTTGATCCCGAATTTGATAAAATCGGTGCAAGCAATGTAGACGGTGTTTTAATGTGGCGATTCAAACATAAGCCCTGGTAAATCAAAGTTGCGACTTTTATTCACTTTTTTATTTTTTTTCGTAAAAAGGGTTGACATTTCACGGGACTCGCAGTAAAATAAAAGCAAAATAAAAAAAATGATAGGAGGAGGATTATGATGCGGAAAGGATATTTTTACGATGGGACGAAAGTTAATAAGGAAAAATTGTTGGAAATGTTGAGAAATTACGACGGTTCAGGCGACACGAGTTATGAGTTTGACGTCGCCTGCGGATTCCTTGGCCATGGTGGATACCATGGCCACGATGAGGATGTTGAACTAATATTAGAACATTTAAAAGACATTCACGATGTGAATTTGTTGGATATAGATGATATTCTGAAGAGGGGAGGGTATCAGGATGGATGGTATTTTTGCGAAATAGATGATTATAAAAAGCAGTTAGAGGTGCAATGAAAGAAAAAGAGGTGCTGAATAGCACCTCTTTTTTGTCTTTGTCTCATCTCTTAGTCCCATTCTCAGTTTCTATTCCCTCTCTTAGTTTCTATTCCCTTTTGTAAAAAAACGCTTGATCTGATCCGTATAATGTAGTAAAATAAATCCAGCATCATCTTTCATACAGAGCATAGAAGAAAGAGTAGAAAAATGCGAAAAAAGGGGGGTGTCTCAACATGCCAAAACCAGTATCGAAGTTAAGGCTAGCACGACTTGTAAGGGGGCTTACACAGAAAGAGTTAGCTAAGCTTGTAGAACAAAAGACGGGGGAAAAAATCTCAATCGCCACTTTAGCGGGATACGAGACAGGAGAGCGTTGTCCTTCTATCAAGGCAGCCTTTCTACTTGCTTCTACTCTAGAGGAACCTATCGAAGAACTGTTTGATGATTTCCGGAAAGGTAACACTAGTGCAAGTTGAATTAAGGAGGCGAGTAATGATGACGATTAACATTAAAGACCTTTACGGTGAGACCGCCAAACTGGACAGGCTGGACGAATACGTGGCAAAAGCCAAGGAGCTGGCTGGCCAAGGCCAGGACGTAGTCCTTACTGGTCAAGGCCCGGTGTGGCTCTACCTCGCAGTTGCCCATGCGCTGCACGGAGTGGTGAGAAGCCTGGCCTATGAAAGCCCGGTAACGGGCAAGGTAGTGATTTTCGACCATAATCCCTTTTAAACTGGGAGGATTCCACTATGAACTATCAGTGTCAAATCGTTAACTTAGCAGAGTACAGAAAAAAGAGGTTCCGCAACCGGAACCAGATGATTGCAAGTTTTGCTGGCAAAAATAGACACTTTAAACTATACCTCAGCCAGATGCGGATGTGGTTAGAGGAAGGATTTTAAAATAGATGCGAATGAAGGTTGAGGAAAAGCAGGAAGCAGAGGTGGCGTAAATGGCCAGCGTAATAAACAGAGAAGCATGGCTGGAAGAACGACGGCACGGCATCGGCGGTAGTGATGCCCCCGTAATAATGGGCGTAAGCCCCTGGAAAACTATTTTAGACCTTTGGCTGGAAAAAACCGGTGAATACACTCTTGCTCTTGAAGAAGACAAAGAGCGTATATATTGGGGACGCGTCTTAGAAGACATCGTGGCTCAGGAGTTTGTCAAGAGGACCGGGATTAGAGTGAGGCGCTGCAATCGCACCCTCACTCATCCTAAATACAAGTGGATGATTGGTAACGTAGACCGGCTGCTGGTAGGTGAAAAAGCAGGTTTGGAAATAAAAACTACTAACACCTATGCAGCAGGCGACTGGGACAATAAAATTCCCGATTACTACTATCCGCAGGTACAGCATTACATCGAGGTTCGCCAGGCTGATTTCTGGTGGGTAGCAGTGCTCATCGGTGGGCAAGAGTTTAGAACTTACAAAGTGCTGCGAGATGACACATATATTAAGGAATTGGTCGAGGCAGAAGCTGAATTCTGGCGCTTGGTAGAAAAGAAGACTCCACCACCGATAGATGGCAGTGAAGCTGCGAGTGAGTATTTAAAACGCACTTACCCCAGGGCAGAAGCAGGCAAAATAATTGAGTTACCTTTTGAGGCATACGAGCTGGTTTTGGCTTATGAAAGACTCTCGGAGGAAGAAAAAAACGTTCAGAAAGCAAAGGAAGAAGCCGCGAACAAACTAAAGGCTATGCTGGGTGATGCGGAAATAGGCATCATCCACGACAAAAAGGTAATATGGAAAAACATTTCTTCTAAGCGGCTGGACACAAAAGCAATACAAAAAGAATTTCCTGAAGTATATGAAAAGTGCCTAGTGGAAAGCGTTAATCGAAGATTTCAGATAAGGTAGGAGGGTTATAAAATGGAAAACAGTTTAGCAATAATCGACACGGTAGAAATAAGCCAGGTTCATCACACAATGCAAAAGATTTCTCGGTTTCAGGCGGTAATTCAAAAAACCCTTAAACAGGGACATGATTACGGTATTGTACCTGGAACGGATAAGCCAACGTTGCTGAAACCTGGAGCCGAAAAAATTCTTATGATGATGGGTTTGCGCAGCGAGTTTGATATTATCGATTCTACCAGAGACTTTGAAAAAGGTTTCTTTCAGTATCAGGTACGCTGTCGGCTTTTAAAAGGTGACATGGTAATAACCGAAGGCTTTGGTGCCGCAAATACAAGAGAAAAAAAATATCTTAAATCAGATCCTTTTACAATGGACAACACAGTTTTAAAAATGGCAAAAAAGCGGGCATTGGTTGATGCAACGCTATTAGTTGCTAGTCTGTCTGACATATTTACTCAAGACCTGGAGGATATTGACTTGACCGGACAGCCGGTCCAGCCAGCGCAGCAAAAAATAGCAACAGATCAAGACGGTACAATTTCTAAGGCGCAGGCAAAAAGAATGTTTACTTTAAGCCAGGGTAACTATGACCTGGTGAAACAAGTAATGAAAGAGTTCGGTTACGAGCGCAGCGAGGATATAAAGAAAACCGATTATGAAGCCATTTGCATGCGGATAGAAAGCAAGAAGAATAATGTAGACATCAGCAACGCGAAAATGGAAGCAGCAGCAGAAGCCGAGGCCTAGTCCTTGGCTGTCTGCTGCTATTATAGCGTTTACTCAATGGCCTGACAAGAAAAAGGGGGTGTAAGCGGCGCTTTTCCCATACCTAAAGGTGAGGGCCTCCGCGCCGCGAAGTCCTAATGAAGCCGCTAGGAAGTCCGAAAGAAGCACTGATGGTGGTAATTGAAATGACAGTTCTAGCCAACAGGAAATATGGCCTTCCTCTTGGTGAAGCGCTGGGGAAAGCCATGTTCTGGGCCCACCTTTGTCAGCACTACGGCTTCATTATCCAAGCAGAGCAGAAAGGCTATAATAAGTATCACAAGCACGTATCGCGTGGCATATGCCCGAGTTGCGGGAAAAATCCTGCACTAGAAGGGTACGTAAGATGTGCGAAGTGTTTGAAGCACATACGCGAGTATCAGCGTAAAAAACGCAATAGGAGGAAGGTGCGTCATGAGCGAGGAACAGATTTATAAGATAATAAAAATCATGACAGAAAGTCTGCAATTCAAAAATCGAGTTAGGTTAGTAGTTGAACTGTTGAATAGCTTACACTTCATACCTGAATGCTTTAGTAGTCTAGAAGAATGCGAATTAATGACAGGTCAGTAGTTTAGGAGGGAAATAATGGCTGAAGGAAGATATACAAAAATAAAATCGCGTTTTTTGAGTGATCAAAAGGTAAGGGGATGGGATAATGATACCAAGTTCCTTGCCCTTTACCTGCTAACTTCACCGCATAATAATATTTTGGGCTGCTATATCCTTCCTAAACTGTACATCTGTGCTGACTTGGGCTGGACACCAGAAGCCTTAGCCAAACCCTTTGCCAAACTCATTGAGGATGGCTTTATCAAATACGATGAGGATGCCTGCCTGATACTCCTTACCAACTACCTCAAACACAACCCCATTGACAACGGTAACCGGGCTGAGGGAGCAATCAAAATTCTTGAAGAATTACCACGGAGCAACCTGTTTCTTGAGCTAAAAAAAATCATAGTACAGCAGGGCAAAGATTACCTGCAGAAACTTGCCAAAGCCCTGGAAAATAAGGCACTGCAAGGCGATTCCAAAGCCTTTGGGGAAGCCTTTGGGGAAGGCTTTGAGGAAGGCAATGCCAACCCTGCACACTGCACACTGCAAGATCCACACTGCACACTGCAAGATATACACATGTCGTCTTCGGCGCCGAGTGTGTGCGCTGATACTACTGAAGCCAAGACCACTGGACGTAAAAAAACAGGACGCACAAAGGCCAAGAAGCCCCGGGAAGAATATTCCCCCGAGTTTGAGCACTTTTGGTCAGTTTATCCCCGGCGGATCGAAAAAGTAAGGGCTTTCAAGGCTTGGAGTGCCCGCTTGAAAGAGAGGGCCGATCCTGAAGATTTAATCCAAGCTGCAACTAATTATTCCAGGTATTGCAAGCATGAAGGTATTGAAGAACGCTATATCAAGCACCCAGCTACTTTTTTAGGGCCATGTCGGCCTTTTGAAGATTGGATTAACGGAATACCTGTAGCCAAAACTCGGGATCGGGACATGCCTCGAGGGTTTGCGAGCCTTTGGGCATGGGCAGAGGAGGAGAAAGAGCATGACAAAGCAGGAAGTGAAGAATCTACTGGCTCTGGCTTTGGCTAATTTCCCTAGCATGCAGGATAAAAACATGGCACCTACTGCAGCGCTATGGGAAAAGATGCTGGGGGACATTCCGTATGAACTGGCCGAGAAGGCTCTTGTCAAAGTGCTGGCGACGGCTAAATATTTTCCCACTGTGGCTGAAATACGAGAAGCGGCAATGGAACTCCAGCACGGCAGGCCTATGAGCGCAGATGAGGCTTGGGAGTTGGTGGTACAAGTTATCCGGCGCTACGGTTACTACCGTGAACTGGAGGCAATGGCCAGCCTGCCGCCCGAGGTGGCTGCAATGGTGCGGCGCTTTGGTTGGCGAGAGATA